CACTCTTTTTATAGAAGAAGGTATATCAAAAAACGGTCGTACAAGTCGTACATTCGTACATTTTCATTAAAACGGGCACGCATTTCCATCCTTATCCTCCAGACCTACCTGGTCAAAACCGTCCTTTTCCTCCTGCATTTTAATCAGCCAGATGCAATGAATCGGTTCGCCGTTTACTCTTTTCATTTTGGTATATCCCTTTTTCGGGACTTCAATCTTCCCTGTCCGTTTCATCCACGAAAGCAATGCCTTTGCGTTAAATCCGCCATCCCGACAAATCTGTTCAAAGCGGCTGCGAATCACATAAAAATAATATTTATCATTCGCCCCCCAGACCTCGCTGCGGTCGTCCTCCGTCTCGCCGAAGTGGCTTTTATTGGCAACCAGTGTTTCATAAACATATTCATACGCACGCTCATGCACAGAAACCTCCTGCTTTGTTTTCAGAAAGTGCTGCACATCCGCAGGGCGCAGAAATTTATCATCCCCGAAAATTGCCTGCGACAGCACATAGTCCCCCACCAGAATCATGCTCATTGCCATGGACTGCTTGCCTGTGGTGTCCTTCTTATCAAATTCCTGCATATAGATACGGTAAAGCTGTCGGACTGTCGCAAAGTCCGGGTCATATCCCGCAAGCCAATCCAGACATTTCTTCCCGGCAAAGCCGTAGTTTTCCAGAAGGGTATCCGCCACATGTTTCGGGTTTTTGAACAACGCCTCCTCGCACTCGATCTCGATGATACGATTGACCGCGCCGCCGCCCGAAGCCGCAGATGCCAGAGGCATTTCCCCGTTTGTGATAATGCAGTTCGACCATGTGGGTGTCAGGTCAACGCCGCCCTGCTTATTCCCTCTGGTGCGCCCTACGCCCTCGGAAAGCATATAGATGTCCTTATCAAAGCCGGACTGACTGCCTGCAATCTGCAATTCATCCAGAATCAGCGGCAGATTCCCCACAAACGCCGCCGCACGCTCCTTGCCGACCACAGTGCTGTTGAAGGTCTGGATATACCGCCCTACTCTGGGGTCCGCCCAGACAGATGCCGCAAGCATTTCGCCGACGGTCTTGCCTGCCTCCGTACCGCCCCAGAGGTGCAGGAAGAAGGGTAGACAATTCAGCGGCTTAACCAGCACGCTCGCAAACGCCGCCGCCATCAGAATCCGCCCGTAAAGGCTCTCCTGCCGTACCTCTTTCGCAAGCGCAAGCCATGTTTCATAACTGCCGCCGCTTTTTACGCTTTCAAACAGCCCCTTACAGGCGGCATCCCCGTCAAAAATAAGATTCTCCACATAGGGCGAAAAGCCGTGTCCCTCCACCCAACCGAGCCGCCCGACGCTGTTCTTCTCCTCAATGCGCTCATAATTGAGATTCTCCGCATCATGCAGGAACCGCACGAGCCACTTTGCGTTCTCGCTGTTGACCGCCACGCCCACATCCGCCAAGGCGATGATGGAGGAGGCCGCCGCCAGTGTCCGCTTATCGGCAATGGTCTTGCGCCAGATGCCGCCCTTGCGATAGGATAATTGCAGCTTTTCTGTATTCGTATCAATATTGATCAGCCGCATGGTCGGCAGTATCGGGTGGATGCAGGCAAGCATATCCCCAAGGGGTGTGGAAATGCTGATGCCGCTATCATCCGCAACCCAGTTTCCGCAATCCAGTTCTAACGGCTGTCCGTCAAAATTCGTTGCGTTCTGAATGAAATTCCCTGTAGAATCCTTTTTCTTCGCCTGACAGAATTTTCTGAACAGGGTCTTAAAGCCCTTCACCCCTGCTTTTTTCGCCACATCCGCCATTTGCTCCGTCATCTGCGACAGCAGGAATTGGTTGTCTATGTATTTATAAAGCACCTCATACGGCTCTGTGCCTTCCAGAAAGTCCTGTTTCTGATATTCTCGAAACTCAGCCATGACGCTCACCGTCCATTGCCTTCCCTGCCGCAAGCAGCTTGACAATCATCTGTCCTGCGTCCTTCTTCCGGCAGAACAGAAAATGGCAGCCATGGCGTTCCTCGATGGATTTTAGAATCTTATACAGCTTTTCTCCTGTCAATGCCTTCGGGGAGTGCCACAGGCGTGGATTGCTCCAATGCTTGACATCCTCCAGTGCGGCAATCCCGTCCTCCTCACAAAGGATAATCAGCTGAATCCCAAGCCGTTTCGCAAGGTCTAATTCCTCCACAAACCGCCGATGCTGCTGTGTCACGTTGCCGCAGATCTCCAGAAGTCCTGCCTTCGTATCAATGCAGACGCTTTGGTCGGTGGGAAGGGAATAATCCCCTACCACCAGCTTTGTGCGTACCACTTCTACGTCATGCGCCGCAAACCATTCATGCTTTGCCCTGTGCTTCTGCGCCTGCTGTCTTGTGTCTTCCAAAAGTATCATCCCATCACCGCCTTAAAACGGAACATCGTCATCTTCCACGTCCTTTGTGGGATAGAATCCATTCTCGCCTGCACTGCCGCTTTCCTGCAACAGCTTTTTGGGCGGTACAATGAAATCCCCCTTACGAATTTTTTCCACACTGCGGATGTTGGCAACATACAGTCTTGTGCCGTCACTGCCGTTATTTTTGCGGTATTCTTCCTCCGCCAGTACCAGCCCGATCAGCTTGCCTTCCAGACGCTTCTCGTCATTTTCAAATACAAAGTTCGGGTTGCTCTCCTTCACCGCCGTCAGAAAGCCCTTAAACATGGACTGTGCCTTCTCCTTGTAGGAACGGTAAAACGTGCCGCCCCAGAAGGCTTTCGCTTTGTAGAGCGCATCCCAGTGTCCCTTGTGCTCCCCTTCCGCGATGTCATACTCCAGCTTCAGATATTCCTTCTCAGGTACGTCCACCGCTACCGTAATCTTGCAGACGTATCCGCCCGGGGTCAGTCTCGGCAGCTCCACAGGGTCGGGTACGCTGTTCCAGTTGATATTTTTCATTTTTTGTCCTCCTTAAAAATCCTTCAGTGCATCCAGTACCTGCTGAATGTCATTCTCAATCTCAAAAGTTTCAAATGCCCCCATAGGGCTTTTTGCTGTGCTATTTTTGGTCTGTGTTTCAAAAATATATCTGCCCTCATCGGTGCGCTTGGCAAGCAGCACAACATTAAACAGGGATTCCAACACAAGCTTTTCCATCTTCCTGCCGTTTGTGCGAATCCGCGTAAACGCATAACCGAAATCATCACGCACCGTTTCACTGTGCATCACGAAAATAACCGTCAGATTCTCCCGCAGTCTGCTCGCCGTTTCGACCAGATTCCAGACAAACTGCGTCAGGTCAATCCATTTGCCGTATCCGTTTTCCTTCATGCCCTTCACTTCTTTGTCCGCCATGCAGGTGTTCAGCGTATCAATCACTACCGTCTGGATATGCGTACCGCTTGTGTTGATGCTCAGAAGATATTTCTCAATTTTCGGGATGTCCCTTGTCACGCAGTAATTATTGTTTTTTTCGTTATACTGCGCCTTCCACCCCTTCCAGGGCAGTCCCTTCCCGTCACAGTCGATATAATAGGTCGTCGCAGGGTCTAAGTTCCGCATAGACGTACTCTTGCCGCTGCCCGATTCCCCCATAATGCAAATCAGCTTTGCCATATCTCACTCCTCCTTATACAATGTGCCGTTTCTTGCCTCCTCCACCATAAGGTTGTTCAGTCGGTCAATCTCCGCATTTTTCAGCTTTTTCAGATTCACTAGCCCCATGATTTGCCTGTCCGCCTCCCTGATTTCCAGAGAAAGCTGACCGATTTTTTCCAGATACGTTTCCCGTTTCAAAGAAACCACCCTTTCTGTTATTCGTAGACGCTCTCCCTTCGGATGCAGTCGTCACAACCGACAATTTCGCTGTACTTTTCATAAAAATAATCGCATTTCACACTGCCGCACACAGGACAAACCCGTTCTTCGGTTTCGTAAACCTCCACCCTTTGGATGCAGTCATCGCAGCCAAGCGGTTCACTCCATTTATCAAAATAGAAATACTCGCATTTCCTGCTCCCGCAAATGATACATTCAGGGATGATTTCCTCCGCTTCTTCCTCTTTTCTGGGGTCTTCTGTGTATGTAAATGCCATCACAACACCTTCCTGCAAATCTCCGCAGGGAAGCTCTCCCCGTTTAAGTACCAGCAGTTCCACCAAGGGTCATACTGCCATTCTCCGCTTTTCAGCAAAGGCTCCCCGTCCACACGGTTGATCTGCATCGTGCCTGTCCAGTTTTCCATTGCATTTCCCTCCCGTTTCTGTTATTCTGTAAGTGAATAATTATCCAGTCCCCTTAACGGTGCGCCAACACCTCTGGGGACGTTTTTATTTCTTAGGCAATTCCCTGCCGTAAAATACATTTCCGATTGTAAAGGCAATCACCGTGCCGGAAATCAGATAAAACATCATCCTGCTGTCGGGGTTCTCCAAAACCCATACTAAGCCGCACTGCGCCAGCAGTGTTCCGAAAAACACGACCGCCCAACGAATCAAACCACGGCGGATGTAGAATAACGTCCGTTTCCAGTTTCTCATGGTTTCACCTCCTCTCCCTGTTCCAGAGGGATGATGTTGTTCGGGTCGGACACATCGTAGCCCTCATACTTCCGCAGGAATTCCTCCACCGCTTCTCTGCGACATTTCAGCTGCCCCAGCTTGAGAAACGGCAGCAGCCCCGCATCCTTCAAACCATATACTCTGGTCGCGTTGCATTTCAGAATCTGCGCAACTTCCTTTACTGTGTAAAGCATCGGCTCCATAAGAACACCTCCTTTTAGCGACCTCTTTTTCACTTTGCTTGACATTTTCAGTCTATTCACTTTCTTTGTTAATTAAAAAACAGCAACACATGAAAAATCACACCCATGTGTATTCTATAGCAACCATCTGCTGAAAATTTTGTCTTTTCATTAAAACACATACAATATATTGTTAACAAAAATACTTTCAATCAATATGTTGTATCTTTCCATAAAATGTGATATAATCGTCACATACCACGAAAAGGAGGTGAAGTTCATGGCAAATACCAAACAGACCAGCAAATCTGTCGCTTCCACGGCATCTAAAATTCTGAAAGACGGCAGATACAGCAAGGCTTCTAAAAGCGTTGCAGGCAGTGCCTTGGCACAAACTAAAAAAACTAAATAACCTCACCAGCTGAGCAAGGTACCCTAACGCCTTGCTCTTTTCCATATTCAGAGAAAATCTCAAGGAAATCTAAATCCCAAAAATACAGTCTATGTAAAGTGACTGCCTCTCGCAGATAAAATGGATATTGTCCCGAAAGCTTTCTCTGTAAAGTTTCTCTTTTTATCCCCAATTCCTTGGCTGCCTGGGTGATAGTGATATTTCTTTGCCTAAGCAGATGACGCAATTTTGTTTCCACTTCCCTCACCTCCTTTAGCTTACGTCCTTATCTTTTTACTGGTCTTTCTTCGTTATTTTCAATAACGCTTTAAGCGTTATTTTCAGGCAAAAAAATAAGCTGATTATATTTCACATCGTATGTATCCTCAATCTTTTTCAGAATCGGAATATCCGGATAAGTCTTTCCTTTTTCGTAGTTTGCCAAGGTTTCTACCGTAATTCCAATCAATTTCGCCGCATCTTTCTGTGTCAAGCCCTTGCTTACTCGGGCTGCTTTCAATGTAATTTTCAAAATTCTCACCCC